GCTTGCATTTGTATTTTATTTTATAAATTAAGTGGTATATGAATGTACTTTTCTTCCGAAAATTAACGGTCAGAAAGGTATTTTAATTCGGAGCGTATGCGGGAACAACGCCATGAGGTTTTCATGGTGAGTTTCAATGATTGTACAATTCACACGAGTGTAAACGGATAAAATTTAATTATTATTTATATTTTGTTTTTATTTATAATGTAATATATATATATGAGAAGAAATTAGACTTGCTGAATATTCAGTGTACCTGTGTTAGCTGCATACGTCAACGTGCCGCCAGCGCCAGTCAACTCGACTTGTACAGTCAAGTTGGTGCCGCCGACGACAGCTACGCTCAGCAGTTGTTGTAAAACAATTGTGCGTCCTCCTCCAGCAGGGTTAACAACTACATTTACAGCGGTGAGTCCTTGACTCACACCAGCCAAGGCATAATTGGCTTGTATTTGAAATGTTTCACCTGAACTGTCGGAAAAGGCAGCAGCAAAAGTACACAGGTAAGAGCCTGGGGGTAAAGAAATTGCACCAGAACTTGATGCACCCAAGCTTAATCCATCATACTGCAACGCCCAGCCACTTGGAGATGGGTTGAACGTCGCAGCTACGCCTGTCGAAAAGGTCTGAGTTGATGACCCCGCCAGGTACGATGTCGCCATAGTGGGCAAACTCGCCACAGGCTCTAATTGTGGAACAGAAAACTCGAAACTATACTCAACCATGAGCTTACCAATAACATTGGTGTTAGCACAGTTGTTGGTGCAAAGATAAAACTTGCCACCATCGTATAGTCTCTTGTCCCCAACTACATTCGCCACACGAATGTACTTCTTAGAACCTGTAGGAAACATCGCAGCCGTGTTAGCGGCCATGACAGATGAAGTCCACACTGGTGCGGTAACGCACCCAATGTGATCAATAGCTTGAGTCTCAGTTGTTGGAGCTGGATCGTAAACATTATAGTCACAGAACATGATGATATCACCCTGGGTAGATGTTGGAGCAATGGGTATGTACAAAAACTTGACACTACCCTTCCACTGCTCATATTGATTAGCAATGGATGACACCCAAGGAAAGCTGGCCAGCAAGCCTGGGTTAATTGTGACAACCACCTGCGAGCTGAAGCTCGTGCTACCCGCAACTGACCCATTAATGAGTTCACGATGCGTGACGCGGTAGTTGCCACCTGTCTGCTTAATAGTCGGACGCTGTGACAAAGTCGAATAGCCTTTAATAACTGGCGCTCTTGTAACTTTGCTAATAATTCCGAGCTCATTGCGCAGCAAATTAACCTCTTGCTTGGCCTCTGAACGTAACTGCTTAACACGACTAGGTTTCAATGAACCTAACCCCATAGCTGCTAGTCCAGCTGCTCCGGCACCTAGTGCCGATTTCACGGTTTCTGGATTACGATATGCAGCCCCCATCAACTGAGCCCCCAATAGAGCAGCTCGCTGAGATATAGAAGTCCCTCTTCTTGCTTGCATTTGTATTTTATTTTATAAATTAAGTGGTATATGAATGTACTTTTCTTCCGAAAATTAACGGTCAGAAAGGTATTTTAATTCGGAAGCGGGCCTTCCAAGTAAGGCCCGCCTTTCTGACCGAACAGCGGCATTTTAGTGCGATTCAGACGCTACACTCGCGCCGGAATCAGTCCCCGCTCTTTTTGGGACTTTACAGTGTGTGAACCTGCATGTGGCACCATAACATTTCTTGGTACCTGCCAATGCACCTATCAAGTGAAAGCACTTATCTCCAAACTTACACTCGTGAACACAACGCTGTCCAATAACTCCTTCCTTCACGTCACTCTCTGCTGTTGCTTTAATCTTAGCAACAGGAGAGGTCACGGTTGGGGTCGGAGGCAGCGGCTTTTTCTTCGGCAAATGCACTTCACCGTTGATAACAACGGGTCGGGTAACCTTAGGCAAATCCACTGCTGCAGGAGTACATATTGGCGGACTAAGAATATTTCCCACTCCCTTATCCACATCAGCAATCCACGCCCGAAACAATTGAAAATCAAAATCAGGCATGAGGACGGCTAATCGCGCGTCCATCCACCCCAACTCGTTCTCATTCGGGAATTGCTCATGTTCAGGATACTTTGAGAAATAATACATTATTCCAAACTTGTTCATCACCACCCCGTACTTCTTCACGACTAAACTCGCTAACTCACCAATCACCGGCGTGTTAGAATCAGTCATGAAGTACCCCGCCATCTTCTCATGTAACTTGACGAAGGGGGTTATTCCAGGGGCCATATGTGGAGCGACATGCAACTTGGTTATTTGCCGCACAACATCACACATAGAATGTGGAGAACCATACCAAACATTAGGACTGTACTCTCTGCTTAAGAAAGAAACGCCAGCACCACCACGCTGGACTTGAGCGATCGTGAGAGATTGTCCTACACTCTCACACGATTTTACATAACTATCTGGGCTGACATCCGCCGTCAACCCATCATCCCCCCCATAAATGCCTAAGGCACTCCACGCTTGCTCTGGTGTCATGTAACCACCAGTAAACTGTGTCATCCTCAAGGCTTTATAGGCCATGAAGGCATTGTCCAAGGTATTGAATCCAGACGTCTCCGGGGACCCAGATAATCTGGAATAGCCGGTTACATATTGGACTCCATGCTTGGTGACTCCGCGCTGGTTGTGCTGAGAAACCATAAGCTCAGCTAAAGGAGCTTTGTACTCTTCACCTACCCAGCGCATCATAGCCATCTGCTCGAGCATTCTCAGCACTTTTGATACCCTCCCATCAAAACGGGACAAGTCTGTCAAACATACCGAAGACGCTTTACTGCAGATTAACGCGACACGTTCAGCAATGCATTTAGGGGATAAACCGAAACCATACCAGTTTTGGGGCTTCAGAACATCTACAGAAAACGCATAGAAAAATTGCGAATAATGTAGTTTATTAACAGGAGGAATCGTGCTAATGTTCCGAGGGTCCTTAACTGCGCCATAGGTCTCAGCTTTTTGAAAGGATTGGATAACCTCTTTAACCACCCATTTGGCAGACGCCACAGCTTGCTCAAGTAGGTTCCGTTGAGTCGGCTTGTTTTGTCTTTCAAACACGTGATCAATGTCTTTGGGAACACCTTTCCCAACCAAATCTTCAGGTACAAGAAATCTCACGAATTCGTTCATTACAGTAAGGTCAAAATCATTCACTTCCATATTATCGGGTGGCTTAACTTCCAACAGCCTACCCTTAATGGTAGCGTCATCATTCGACCTATGCTTGACAGGTGCATAACACCCACCAACCAACGGATTCATGAAAGGTACGGAACCCAACTTCGCTTCTGGATCATACGAAGAGGGGTCAAACTGATAGTTAAATACAGACTCTTTCACAGGGAAAACAACACTAGTGACCGCATCACACATTGAGCGGTGGTAATCAACTAGTATCGTCGCAGCTTCTGTACTTATCTCCTCTATAACACTTTTAACCTGGGCTATCGATAAGGCAACACGGCCTATTCGCACTTGAGCGGCAATGGTATCATCATCCACGGCGGAAATCGTGGCAGACGCCAACCGGCCTACTCTCCCGGTGCTTATCACAGTATCTGTGGGACGTTTAATAGTCAACCTCAGAAATTCCCCGACAACTACATTGTAACGCTGCAGCTTGTCCCCTGGTAACAGACAGGACATATCGAAGATTGGACAAACAAATGTTTTAGAAGGAGTCAAACAGATTATCTGATGGTGCGGACTAATCTGTCGTCTATCTATGTTGTAAATTGTGGTACGAACACACAACCCGTAATTTACACGACAACTGACAGTGTAAATATCACCTGCATAATTCCACACTTTATGGCTGTAGTTGGCCCCACCGGACACTAAGTATTCCACTCGATTTTCCTTATCGAATGTAAACGAATACTCACCACAGTCCCCACTCACCTTAGTGGGTTGAAAAGATGAAATCATATAGGTGTGTACATGTTGTGCCAACAACTCTGGCACATTAAGATAATGGTCAACATCTACCATGGCAACGACAGAGTTCGCAGGAGGTTTAAATTCACTCGGCGCGACACCAACGTCCTTACCCCAGTAGTAACTTCTAGACCCAGACCTACCCTTTCGTACATCTGCCTTAGACATCTGAACGAAATACGGAGTAACACCCAACATCCCACATATTAACTGTATGGTTGCACTACTTGCACTACGCACAGAAGCTGCGTCGGGATGTGTGTGATTCTTCGCTTTCTTCAGAACAACAGGACGACAGCCGGTAAATGTCTTCCTGACGGTCGAGACGTCAAGCAAAGGTTGGTCGGTTTTAGAAATCAACCAAGCAATAAAACGGCTTGGTAAGAGTCTACCCATGATATCTCGAAGACCTAGTCTCCGAGTAATAGTTATGTAAGCTACCCAACTCGCAAATGCTAACGAGAATAAGAGAAGCAAATTCACAATCAAATCACCAAATGTAACATAGAGTACACACACTCGATGGCGATATGATGGATCTCTCAAGAAGTTATCAAACCTTTGCAGTAAATATTCTTCAGATACTGGTCTGGTAAGATCTTCGGACTCAGTGATTCCAAAATAATCAAGAATCACTTTGATAAAGCTAACATGTTGCACCACTTGCGCAATGTGAGCTCGTATGCAAAACCCACTGTACCACACAGTAGGCTCCGGGAAGAATACGGTCATAAAGCGGCCATACTCGAGCATTATTGGTGTCATTATTGCATTAAAACCACTGACAAACCAAGACTGAATGATTAAAGCATACATGTGCAACATCAACCATAGGTTTAACAGGACGCGGAAGCCCACGACAAAGACTTCATAACACTGGACAATAAGAAAAGAACCTATTACCGCCCATAAGATTTTAGAAATTAGAGAGAGCATTTTAGATGTATAACAATTAACGTAGAGTTATATTCACG